CTGACAGCTTGCAGCTCCCATAGTATCCATATTAACATATTCAGGTTGTTTAATTGCTTCATTAAAATCAAAATCTCTTTGTTTTAATTCACGATTAATTCTAACCCATTTATGATATAGATGTAAATCTTTAATACATAATATCATTTCTTTAACATCACCTTTAAAGAATCTTTTAGCGAATTGTTTAGCCCTTCTAATCCAATCTTTCTTGATTAAAGCTTCAACTCTTGTTCCTTGTAATTTCAAATCTCTCTTATTAACATAATCACAAGCTTCCCATAAGTTACCATCAAAAGCGTGTAATCCATCAACAATTAAACCTGAAGCGAAGAAAGCTGCGTCATCATATTTATCGTGTAATTCTTCACCTGATAATACTGATGTGAATGGTGCTTGGTTGAAATCTTTATCACCTGTTAAAGGTAAGAATGATACTGCTGCGAAATCAAATCTATTGTTAAATAAATAATCTTCTACCACATCATAATCCGAATAATCTAATTCAACTGTATTAGAAACTGAATGTCTTAAATATGGTTGAACATTTCTTTCGTGATTTGTTCCATATTCAACCCAATTGTTTTGAATTGTTTTAACCACTTCTAATTGGTTCATACCAACCAAATCTTTCTTGAACTTAGCATTCTTATTAGCAATTACTGGAATGTATGCCACATAATCTGTTTTATTAGCACTCCATACAGATTCTTCAATCAAATATGAATGTTCTTCACTTAAATATTTACCAATTTCAGATTGTTTATTTATTTGCATTACCCTAAAATATCTTGGTGCGTGATCTCCGTGACAACCTGAAGGTGATTTTAATAATACCGAAGCATTTCCTGATGGTTTAACACAAGTTGTTCTTGATGCTGGATTGATACCGATAATTTCAGCTAACTCTTGGTTTATTTTTTTAACTATCTCAGCACCTTTTCTTTGAATTTCAGGATTCATCATAATGTGTGGATTAGCCATCCAACCTGTAAATGAACAACCTAATAAAGCTTCTCTTCTAAAAATAGCTTCTGTTACTTCACCTAAGTATGGAAAATCAGCGTAACCCGCTTGTAATGTTCCTAAGATAGCTAAAGACTCACAAGCATCATAAAACTTTTCTTCTGTTGTACACATACCACCATTACCTTCAGTTAAGTTACACCCTTGAAATCCACTTAAGCCTTCAATTTGTGGGTATAAGCCAATTTCAACACAAGGATTTGTTACTTGATCTTCATCATCTACAAAATAAAAACCTGGTTCACCAAAATCTTTAATTGAAGTAAATATCTTATTGAATTGTTCTTTTGTTGTGGTATTTCTGTTGATTACTGCTGAATTATTAGATCTACCTCTTTGTGGATTTTCATAATACCAATTACCAACCTTAGCATTCATCATTTCATCATCCTCCGGTGAGAATAGACAAATTGTAGCACTTCTTCTAATACCACCCGATAATACCGCATCCGCCATATACATAATAAAGTCATAAGCCATAATAGGTTTCATCGTATTAACACCTTGATTTAAATTTCTTTCAATCAATTCCTCACACTTTAATAATGATTTTCTTAACCCTTCAGGTCCAGGAGCCTTAAATCCACCACTAATCATAGCACCTTCAGGTCTAATTAAACTTAAATCGAATCTAATTTCGTATCCTTGATACTCAGGAAATGGTGTTTCTTTTCCTTCTTCTACATATGAAGATATTAAAATACCGAAAGTATCACTCCACCCTTCAATAGAATCAGGTACTACGAATGTTTTTGTCCCTTTAGTTCTTTTAACTAAATTAGGTAATCTACTAATGTGTTTATATTGAACCGAAAATCCAACACCACAACCACATAATAATAAATACATTATTTCTTGGAAACTTCTAACCCTATCCACATAAGTAGCTGTACAATTGAATAGTCTAGCATTATGTTTAACAATAGGATCACCCCCAAATTGTAAAGCCCTTTGAGATCCCAATACTAACTTATCCTTATAAGTTCCTTCAGCTTTCTCAATTAATTCCACAAATCTTGGGTTACTTAAAAAGTTAGCATACTTTGTTTTATGCATGTTCATTACCCTGTTAACCGAATCTTCCCAAGTTTCAGTCCTATTCTCATTATCAATCCATCTCGAATAATCTAAATAATATTTTATATCACTCGCCAATTGAAGTCCATTTTTACTCATTTTTTATATCTCTTTTTTTTATTTTATTGTCTCTATAAATACATCATTTTTTAGAAAAAATATAGTGGAAAATAAAAAATCCCCCAATTATTTTTTATTTAAAACCTAATAAAATCAATATTAGGAAGTTATATATAATTGGGGGAAAATGTTTTTTTCCTTACAGAGCCTCTTCGTCATCTGTAACTTTTTCTTTATGCTTTTTTTGTAGAATGTCGTTAATTCTATTTCTTTTCTTTTCTTCTTTTTTGTTTTCAACACCCAAAAAAGTTAATTCTTCTGAGGCGTTATCCGTGTCGATTTGAACCGATCCATTATCAAATAATACATTCTCAAATACAACCCCAGCTTGTCCAAACCTATTTTTTAAGATTGACAAATTAGCCCTACCACTTTCTTGTTGTTCCATCGTTCTACCAATAGAATATAAGAAGTGAGCGAATTGTGATTTCTTAATTGAACCACCACCCATATCGGATGTAACAATTTCTTGTCCGATTGATTGTCTACCACCTTGAGTGAATAAGTGAATTGGTATTTTAAGTTCTTCAGCTAATGTTTCAAATTGTCTTACTAATACACCTTCAGCGTTCCAACTTTCCTCTGATAATTGAATACAATCTAAGTAATCCACAACAATCATATCAGGTATAATATTGTTCTGTCTTTGTTTTTTAACCCAATTACGGATTTTCTCAAAAGTTGTTCCGTATGATGGGAACTTCTTTAATACAAGTTTACCTTTACCTTTAATACCTTCAATTATCTCAATAACAGCTGATTTATTCTCTTTTAAGTCATTGATTGGAATACCTGTCCAACAAGCGTAATGTTTACGTTTAATATCTCTAACCTTATCTTCAAAGAAAATATGTAATACTGTCTTACCTAAATTATAGTTTGTATTCGCTATCTTAGTAGCACAAGTAGATTTACCTGTTCCTAATGGTGCAATACCTAAACTTACTTCACCTGAACCTAATCCACCACCAGTAGATCTATCAAAACCACCTATACCAAATGGTAATGGTTTTCTTTCATCATTATCTAACACATTTTCTATATTATCTAAAGCATCTTCACCATTATCTTTATCTTCCGATATGTTGATTGCTTTTTTAATAATATCTTCACACTTATCATATGACTCAAAATCCCCTTTTTCAAGTATCTTTTGAACCTTCTGAATCGCTTTCTTTAATTCTTGTTGCTTACAGAAATTAATTACTTTGTGTTGAATAAAACTACTATCAGCTAATTCAGCTGATTTAATACCCTCAAGTTCATCAACAAGAACTCTTCTTGTAACTTCTGACGATGCCTCTGAATTGATGATATTTTCAATAGCATCCATTGTAGGGATAGCATCATACTTAACATAATACTCCTTAACATATTGAGTGATAACCCTAAAATATTGATTATCAAAATATTTTGGATCGATTATATTAATGTAGTTCTCTCCAAAAGTTCTGTCAGTAAAAATCTGAGCTAGAACTTTAGATTGAAAGCTATCACCTAAATACCCAAAATTTTCTTTATCACCCATATTATTCTTCCTCTTCTGTGTATTGTAAAGCGTTTTGTAGCTTTGAAATTATTGTGGAAATAGAATCTTTAATATCTACAATGTATCTAATTCTTTGACCACTTTCAAAGAAAACTGGGATACATAATCCATATCCAGAAAACATAGTTTCTGATACAGGTCTCCCATCTACCTTCACAGTAAATGTAAAGTTGTCTTTAATGTCATTAAGATTATACTTTGGTATATCCTTAATTACGATTTCACCATCATCGTCATAATAAAACCCATATGGGTCATAATTATTCCAAAGGTGATCCACACTCTTCTTCATAATACCCTTTTTAACGATATTTACTACTTCGTTAGTTGTGTCTCTCATAAACAAACTTCTTGTAGCACCTTCATTAAACTTTCTTACGTTAAAGAATCTTTGAACAATAATGTCTTTGTTCAATTTTAACACGAACTCAAATCGTGTCTTGAATTTTTCGTTTCCGATACTCATTTTTTATTTATATTTAATTGTTAAACTTGTTTTACTTTCCACTCGATCCAAATGCGTCACTTCCTCTTTGAGTTTCACTTAACTCACTCACCTCTTCTAATTCAATAGTTGGGTAAGGTATAACTAATAATTGTCCAATCTTATCACCAATTTCATATACTTCACCATTATCCCAATCCAATTTCTTAAATCTAAACTTGATTTCACCCCTATAACCTGAATCTACAACCCCAACGTGATTCGCTAATATTTGTTTTGTTTTACTAATTGATGATCTCGGAAATACTAATCCAACATAACCTTCAGGTATTTCAACAGCAATGTCTGTTCCATACTCATAAAATACCTCATTTTTTACTAATGATGTCGCCACCATATCCATACCAGCATCACCAGGTTTTGCATACTTCGGTGTTACCGCCTTTTCACTTAATTTTTTAAATCTTACTTTCATTATTTATACGTATTAATTGTTTTTTTATGTTGTGTTACTTCTTCAATACACCCATCTTCAAAAAGATAACCGTTATATTCACCAGCGTCCCATACATTAAGTTTAAAATATTTACCATCTGATTTTCTCTGAATTATATAATCCCAAGATGGTCCATCCGAATATTTGGATTTGTCTATAACATCAACTTGTTCGTATAACTCACCTTTTAATTCATATGTATTACCTTTAAAATATACACCATTCCATAAATCCTTTAGTTCGTCCGGATTTAAATTAATTGTTTCTTTACTCATAATATTGCTTTTTTATATAATTTCTTTTCTTTTTCCATGATTATGTAAAATGGTTTAAAAAAATCAATAAATCCAGAATCTGATTTAGGCATATATGAATAGATACCATCATTTATCATCTGTTTCATTAATACTTTATAATCCCTACCATCAGGATTTAAAACACCATTTATTAATTCATCATCAATCCGTTCTTTTACGTTATCAGTTAGCAAAGGTTGGCTTAAATCAATAATCTTTTGATTTGTTATATATAGGTTTTCACCCATCACACCATGTTTTGATTTTCCGTTAATGAGATTTCTTAATACTGACGCATCCCTACCTCTCGATTCAGGTAATAATTGTTTTGCTTTTTCAAATACCCATTCTAATGTTTTTTCTTCTTTTACTAACTCTGGAAATAACTTAAACAATGTTGCTTCACCCATACCATAAACACCTGCTATGTTATCCGAATTACAACCTGTTAAAACTTTTACTAAACATATATTTTTATAGTGATAATCTAAATACTTACTCCAATTTTTTTTATTTACGAAATCTCTTTTATCCGCTAAATAAACTTCAGTATTCTCACTAATTGTTTGTAATATATCCCTGTCATTTGTATATACATATTTATACTCATTTGGAGTATTTAAACAATAATACGCAATACTATCATCAGCCTCAGACCCTTCATCTTCAAATTGTCTTAAATATAATTCTTCACAATAATATTGGGATTTAATTTTTTGAATGTTAAATTGATA